GAGATGATCAAAGCTTACGAGTCTGCCTGTATCGCTAAAGGTACAGTTCAGTCACGTACTCTCCGCAATGGCAAGAGCCTTCAGTTCATCTATACCGGACGGATGACGGCAGACTATCATCAACCAGGCACCCCAATTTTAGGGTCTGGTGATCCTCCTGTGGCTGAGAAAACTGTTATCATGGATGACCTGTTGGTTTCCAGCGCGTTCCTCTACTCGTTGGACGAGACCCTGGCACATTACTCACTTCGTAGTGAGATCTCTGCCAAGATCGGTCACGCTCTGGCTGAAGCATATGACAAGAAGATCTTCCGTATGATTGCTAAGTCAGCACGGGAAGCACATCCTGTAACCGGTGCTAGTGGCGGTAGTCCTGAACCCGGCGGCTCTGTAATCAAGCTGGGTACTGGTAATGAGTACAACGCTCAAGCACTTGTGGACGGCTTCTTCGAAGCTGCGGCTATCCTCGATGAAAAGAACGTACCTTCCGCTGGTCGCTTCGCAGTCTTGGCTCCACGGCAATATTATGCGTTGGTATCGCAGGTCGACACAAATATTCTTAACAGAGATTTTGGTGGCTCACAAGGCAGCCTGAATAGCGGTGAAGGTCTCTATGAAATCGCTGGTATCTCCATCCGTCGTTCTAACAACCTACCTTTCCTGGCTGGGTCTGTTAGCCGTGTTGATGGTGAGAACAATGATTACTCCGGTGACTTCACTAATCACGCTGGTCTGATTTACATGCGTGATGCTGCTGCTGTTGTCGAAGGTATTGGACCTCAAGTTCAGACCACTGGTGCTGATGTTCAGACCATGTATCAAGGTGATGTCGTCGTTGGACGTCTCGCTATGGGTGCTGGCACTCTGAACCCTGCTGCTGCTATTGAACTGCAAGCTACAACTTGATAACTATACATATCAATAATTATGGCAAATCAAACATCTGCTGCTGGCAACAATGGTGTCAGCGGATCAACTACAGGTATTTCTGGCGGTGATACTGCCATGCGTACTTCTGTAGCTAAAACTGCAAAAGGTTACGGCTCTGCCGTTTCCGCATCAACTGTATATAGCGAGACGAAGAACTTGCGCTTTGCTTACCACCCTGTGGAAGCAGACGCACCAGCTCGTGATCGCTCTTGATAACTATGGGCTCCTTCGGGAGCCTTTTTTTTAAAGTATTTATTCCTAGTATATTATGACTACCGAGACCGAACTCTCCAGTGTGAATTCCATACTAGGAGCTATTGGACAATCACCAGTATCACGTATCTATAATAAAACCAATGGTGAGTTTGTTTATATTAACCCTGAGATTGCTGTACTTCATCAGATTTTAAAAGAAGTAGATAAGGATGTTCAAAATGAAGGATGGACTTTTAATACTGAATTTAATTATGAACTACTTCCTAATGCTAATCAAGAGTTTCTTTTTCCTCCAGAGGCTTTACGTTGGGATGTAAGTAATGGTCAAGTTTATAAAACCACTGATGTAGTCAGACGTAATGGCAAACTATATGATCGTTATAATCATACCTATAAATTTGCTGATAAAATTTGTCTAGACTTTACTTGGAAGCTTCCTTTTGAAGAGCTGCCTTCTGTATTTCAACGGTACATAACCCTACGTGCTAGTGGTAGAGCTGCTACTCAGTTGGTAACTAATCCGACACTTGTCCAACTCCTTGCACAACAAGAAGCACAGGCACGAGCTTCATGCATGGAGTATGAATGTAATCAAGGAGACCATACATTCTTTGGCACACCAGAAGGTACTGCATATCAATCTTATCAACCCTATAGAACACTTGCACGATGACAGCTGTATCACAACTGCTACCTAATTTTATTCAAGGTATCAATGAACAACCAGACGAACTAAAGAAACCTGGGCAGCTTAGGGATGCAGTTAATGTATATCCTGATGTTACCAAAGGTCTCTTGAAGAGAACGGGTTATGCACTGAAAGCTTCATTACTTGATGATAGTTCCTTTACTGTCTCTTCAATTAAGGAAGGAACTTGGTTTACGGTAACGAGAAGACAAGGTGAGCTGCAAAAAAAATATATCTTTAATGTTAGCCCTAAGGGTTTTGTTAGAGGATGGGATGCAGATGATGGTACATCTCAAACAATATATAAGGCGTAGGATGATATTGATCTAGGTGAAGGTGATGAAGCCTTCGATAGTATGGAAACAGTAGATATGACTGATATAGAGTATCTCAGTCATGACTCCAGTAATAATTATGCTATTAAGACGGCTGTATTAGCTGATAGTGCTTTTCTATGCAATACCAGTGTAGATACAGAAATGGATGCTTTTGAAGTAGAAGTCAGACCTTATGAGGCATTTATTGAATTTAAGGTTATTGATGTAACAAGAGCTTATAAAATTAATTTCGATAGAGTCGGTAACGGTACTAGTACTGTATCTCAGGTAGTTGAAGTTCAAGAGGTTGAACGAACCAATTTTTTCTCAGCAGGTAGAAGCGAAAACAACAACGAACCTTTTTGCTCTGCTGCTTCTGAAGTTCACGTATTTGATGATATTGATACTGCCATTAATGATAAATACCCTATCATTAAAAATGGTGTTATTAAAGATTCTGGTGCAAGAACAGGTCCACTTCAAATAAGAGTAACTATTAGTTCAAGACCAGATATACTATCAAACAGTGAAGATTACCAGTGTAATTATAATATTGCTGACACAGAAATTGTATCTGGTGGTCAGGGTTGGAAAGAAGGTGACAGGTTTGAAGTGACGATACCTGGTGGTCCTTATGGTGATGAAGGAGTGGAGATGAAAATTAAATATAAAGTGACTAATATTTTATCAGTATCGAGTTCGATTGATGAACAAAACATTAGCATTACACCATCTCCTTCTGGCACTGTTCTTCTCGATAACCTCCAAAATTTACTAGCAAATGAAATAATTAGCCGTGTTAGTGATTTAGATCCAAGTAACATTGAACTTGTTGGTAACGGTATTTACATTAGAGATGACAGTCCCTTTAAGATTGACACCTCAGAACCTGATCTTTTAAATATACTTAACAACCAAGCCAAAGAAGTGGATGGTGAATACCCTAATCCAGTAGCTGTTGTAAATAATGTTTCTAATTTACCTCTTGAATGTAAGCAAGGCATGGTAGTTAAGGTTCAAAATTCTTTTTCAGATGACGATGAT